TTTAATTTTTGTAAGGTCTTTAAGGTTTTCGACTCCTGGCTCGTGTTTTTCCATTATCTTTGCGGCGTGTTTGTCGTATTCTGCATACCAGGCAAGATCACAATCAAATGTTGCTTGCACTGCCATGTCTAAGCCTCCGTAACCTGTGCAAAGAGATCCAATTTTCATGGCAAATCCGCCGGGCTTAACTTTTCCAAGTATTTGTCCCACTGGCCACAACAATGCGTGACCCATAGGCGCTCGTTGCTGTCAGGATCAACGCCAAAATCCACTGGCTCAAGTATCTTGGCGCACTGTGGACATGATGTTGGCAAGAATTGCGCCGCTGCATAGTGACCAGCAATCTTGCGTTCTATGCTGTCCCAGACTTCATCACTCATGTTCTAACTTCCAGATTCTTTGTTCGATGATTTCAAGGTCTTTTGCGATTATGTGCAAGGTGGCCACAATGTCTCTGAGGATGTCTGTCATTGGTTCTCCGTTAAAAGGTCTCTCTGTCATGCTCTGTTGATCCATTTCTCACAAAAGCCACAAGGCTTGCCAATGTAATACCAAGCGCCACAACTGCACCGCATGATGTCTGCCTCAGTCATTTAATTTCCATGTCATGCCCACAATTTGTGCAGTTTATTGTTTTCTTTAAGTTGCTCTTGTGTGGCGCTAATGTTCTACCATTGACCCATTCAGGCAACACATAAACCTGGTGTCTGCCCCGCCTTTGAGTTAGCCTGGCGACATAGCCCCCAAGATGTAACACCGATGGCACTGATGAGTAGGTCTGATGTTCTAATTCATGCATCAAGCCCCATTCCCTAGATGTCAAGCCTTGGTTACCTGCCTGGCGCAAATCAGTTAATAGCATCCTTTGATATTTGGCTGTCGCCCCTGAGTCATCAGCAATCTTTACACGCTCGTAACTGGTTTGTGATCCTGTCCAACCAGATGTGCCAGCATAAGGCAGTGTGGCTTGTTTTGTGTTTCGGCACATGGGGCAAAACTTCTGACCCCTTGGCTCACCATGCTCACAAATCATGATCGATCCCAGATTGCATCACACTTGTCGCCATTACCGCCAGCCCCACATACCCAGCCGCCGTACGGATCGCCATTTTTCTTTAGTCCAGTCTTACGGCGCATCTGTCCATGCTGACATTCTGGCGCTATCGGATCACTTGGCTGTGCCTCAAGTGCCCAAGGGTCATCGACTATCGGCGGCGTTATTTTCGGCCCTGGCGCTTGGCGCTCTTTAGCCGCTTGCACCTCTTGCTTGCTTGCTATGCCTTTGCTTAGGCCTATGTTAAGACTCGCACACGCTCTGCCCCAGGCTGAAGTCTCTAGGTTTTGCAACTCACTACCTCTTGTGTATGGAGTTTTGCCCTCAATCAATTCGGCAGCAGTGCCAACTCCCGGGCGCGTGTCATCAGGTGTGCGATAAGCCCTGGCTATTCCCCACATCATCTGAGGTGAGCCATCAAGTACGCCCATGTACTCAAATTGAATTGAGCCATCTGGATACTTTAGATAAAACTCAGCCAATCTTTCCTGAACTGTTGTGTATCCCTCTAAATCAAAAGTCATAAGTGCCACCCATCGCGCTTCATGTGGTCTTCAACTGTTTCGCCGTTAAGCCACTCACTGCGGCGACTTCTTTGGTGTGCCTCTTCAACGCGTATGCCAAAAGCAAAGCCGGCTATCGCGCTAAAGATCATAAGTAACAATGTAAATCCGTTAAAAAACATTTGCCCTGTTCCTTTGTTTGTTCTTACTTTTCGAGATCACTGGCTTTGAAACGTTTAACGCCGCCAATGCGCTTTGGCTTTAGTTGCCCTGACTGTTCCCACCTGCGTAGCGTGCGCTCAGATACCTGCAACTGTTGTGCCACTTGCTTGGCTGTCAAATACTTCTCGGTCATGTGATCTCCTTAATGGTCAGACTAGGACAAAAGCGGACATGATGCAATCTATTTGGGCGTGTCGTGATCTTTTATATGGCTCATTATCATGTATTTAAGGTCATCCACACTGTTTACAAGGTCAGGCAAGGATCGGCCGCCATTGGCGTGTGGTTGTATTGGGTAGGTCATTTGGTCTATGTATAACTTGATCGGCTTGACGATGCCGTACTTTACCAGGATGCCGCCTAGTGTCAGGATTGCTATAAGCGCGCCTGCTACCTGGCCAAGCATAATGACCTGGCTCATTTGTCTAAGTTTTTATCAACGCTTGTAAATATGTCGTTAATCTCAGCATCATCAAGGCTGCCATCTTTGAGAAATGCCCGGGCTAATCCCTCAATTACAACTGCCACCCCACCAATGCCAGCAATTATGATTGCCTTGCTGGGCTCAACACCCGCTACTGCTGATGCGCCTACAACTGACAGGCTTGAGGCTGCAAAGACTGCGACCATTCTTAAAAGTATGTTGCGGGTTTTGTTCATGGCTAATCCTCCAGATTGTAAAAGGGCATTGGGTCTAGATCCTTACCACCTGTCCAGCGCTCTTTGTCGCGGACTTCGTAGTGTAAGTGAGGCCCTGTGGAGTTTCCTGTGTTACCTGATAGTGCTATCTTTTGACCGCGTTTGACTTGATCGCCCGGCTTTACAAAAGACTTGGTTAGGTGTGCATAAATAGCCCAGCCACCTTGTATGCGCTTTGCGCCTGTGCCGATTGCCTCTTGATCAATTAGCACAGATACGCCATAAGCCTTGCCCCAGCCACCTGCGCACACTGTGCCATCTTGGACTGCGTATACTGGCGTGCCGACAGGGCAAGCAAAATCAATGCCTGTGTGCCTTCCAGTAGACCAATGCTTCCCAGCCTTGCCCCAAGGCGTACTAATTAGATTTGGCTTAATTGGTGATGCCATTACAACGCGGCGATCTCATCTGCGGTAAGTCCAAGGGCTGCAAGTTTGGCAAGTGCGCTTTCACGCGCTGCGATTTTGGCATCGGCTTCGGCTTTCGCTGCTGCATTCGCTGTCTGCTGTGCCTTGTATGCTGTGTGTTCCTCGGTGGTCATTTCCCGTACAAGATCATCAATTTGTATATTAGGTATTGTAGTTGCCATCATTTGTCCTTATGAGTTTTTATAGCCATAGACGCGAATTGTTCCGCCTGTCAAAGTGCCTGAAGTAATTCCAATTGTAAATGCGGTATGACTTACTGCGTTGTTGTCGTATCCACCAATGCGCCCAGCGTATGAGGCTGTCGCAAAATCTGAGGTGTAGGTTGTTTTTTTGGTCAAAAATGGTAATGAAATCAACATATTAAAGCCTGTGGTAAAGTCAGCGCCACTTTGAGCGACATAAGCAGGAGTGCTTCCACTTGCTGTATTAACTACATTCGCACCGCCGTACGGGTGGTAATTTCCTGAATAATTGTAAGTACTACCTGCTGAGCCGTTCAATGTCATACTGACAAAGTTACCAACCGATGAAGCGGTTGAGCCGTCCATGATAATAAGGTAATTTTGGTATGTCGCGCTAAATGCGCCCGTGACCGTCACACTTGCTACTGTTGTACCGATTGTAGTCGCGCTTACTAAAGTTAAAGCGGCAGATGGCAAACCAAAAACTGTGGCATCAATAGCATCGCCAAGTGCTTCAATGGCAACTGCGCCATCTTTAACATAATCAGTGCTGGTTGGTACTGGCCAGCCATAGTTAGGTGTGGTTGTTGCCATTTATAGATCCATCCATTCTTCCGTAATAGGAGTATAACTTGCCCACGTTACAGTTGGTGCGATTTGCAGCCATACTTTGTGCGGGTATGTCTCGGACAGTGCCGAGCAAACTAGGGTGAGGTCACTTGTGTACCTTGTCAAGTTCCAGCGCATGCCCTCAACAAAACCATCAAAAGTCGTGCCAAATACTGCTGGAAGTTGCTGAGTGTAAACCGCCGAGCCGACTAACATGGCGATCAGGGCATCGCGTGTGGCATCGCTAACCGTCGGGCTATGCAGTGGGATTGTTAATTCCTCCGGGTATGTGCGTGGGTACGCCCGAGACTCTAGGAATGCCGTTGCTTGTATTTCGGCATCCGAGCCATTGTGCAGGGTAGTTGATCGAGTGCCTGCTAGTTGGCCATAAGACTGTTGGCTAGTGTAATCGGCTGCATAAGCCTCACCGCCGTTGCGGTAGGTCACTGTCACATCGTTTACAATCTCTGACCACTGGGCTGCCTGTCGCAAGCCTGCTGCGAGTAGATCATCTGCTGTAAGTGTTAAGGGCACATAAACGGCTCGGGCATCGTATGAGTCATAATGCAGCGACCCATCAGGTGCTTCAAATAGGAAACCTCGACCCGATTGAGCAGCCGATTGCACAAGGCCGAGGGCATCGGTTACGCCGCCGTTATACACTGCCAACTCGTATGTGCCGGGTGTGTCAATGTCTGCAATTAAATCGTTTACTAGGGTGATGTTTGAGCCATCCCAGTTAGCCCATGTGGCGATGTTGCTAACTGCTGACCAAGTGAGGTCGCCCGGTATTTCAGTCCAATCTTGCAAGAATACATCGGACAGGATGTTTAAGACTCTTGTTCCGTCAAATTCTTTGGCAAACCCTAGGCCGCCTGTGGTGTGCTTATTGACCTGTGCTAGTGGGCCAACGGCTGTGATGTTGTAAATGGCAACAGATCCCTCAGATCCGTAGGCATCTAAAGTGATGTCAATGTCTGAGATTATGCCTGTGTAAATAGTCTGATAGGCCGCCGTTGAGTCTTGGATTTGGATTGCCACGCTGTCAGATAAGTTTACATTGAGCGCTGTGTCTGCATCAGTCCACAATCTGACGCTAGCGATGCCGGGCTGTGCCTGCTCGTAGATGTCGCGCCTGCCAAGGCTTATTCCTATGCTGCTGATTGTGTTGTCTGCGTACTCGACCGCACCAGCAAACACCACTTTTGGGTAAGGCGTGTAAGTTGTCACAGTGTTGCGCCAACTAGGTTGATTGGGCCTGTGCGCCGAGCGCTATTTTGTAGCAACTTCTCAATTGATCGCCTGGCTGACTCTGCATCAATAACACCGTTAATGTTTATGACTGTGTTACCGCCGCCGTTAGCCTGGCGAATAGATCCAGAGCCACTTGGCACAAACATCTCAGGGCCAAACTCGCCAACGCGATAAGCCTGGCCACCCATGACTGAGCCACCTGCTGCTCTATTGCCTGCTGGCCCTTGATTGCCAAATGGTATACCAGGAATAAAACTTGCAAATCCAGCCCTACCTTCACCAATGATTAAGGTGTCCGTCAATTTGCCCATAAAACTTTTGGCGGATTGGTAAGCCGCTGAGATTCTGTCAATGCCATTGGCGACTGCGTTTAAGGCATCTGCAAAAGTTTGCAAGGCGCTAGTAGATTCTGGCTCATCATCGGTGATGGTTCCAAACATCCTGCCAAAAGCATCAGCCACATTGTTTAGAGCCAAGCCAAGGTTATATGCGCCACTGCCCTGGCCGTCATAAACTCCAGCCAATTCTCTAGCGCGCTCGCTTAATCCTTGGGGATCATCGCCGCCGATAGCCTTAGCCATTAGGTTTACATTTTCTAGTAACAGTTTTAACACTGGCAGTAATGACACACCAACGGATTCTTTCATCTCGTCAAAGCGCTCTTTTACGATGGCAAGTTGCCCTGCGTAAGTCTCAGTGTTAGCGGCGGCAGCGCCACCAAATAAGCGTGTTAGTTCGCCCTGTACAAGGTTAAAGTCTTTAGATTTCTTGATTGATTCATCAAGTGGAATGCCAAGTTTTGTAAGTGCGCCAAAGTTGCCATCGTAAGCCTTGGCCAATGTGAGCGATACGGTTGCAAGATCCTTGCCAGTTGCTGCCGAGATGTCTAGGGCTAGATTGTTTAATTTCTGTGCGGTTGTTACGTCACCAGTTGCCCGGGATAAGTTGCCAAGTGACTCACGCAGTTTGACATCAGATACGCCGTATCTTATTTGAGTCGCGCTGACATACTTTTCAGTCGCTGCGATCTGTTCATCAGTTGCATTGGTTGTATTTTTTAAGGCAATTGCCAGTTGCTTTTGTGAGGCTTCATCCTCGATAGCAGACTTGACGCCATCGACTCCGAGTTTGATTGCGTAAGCGCCAGCGGCCACGCCAGCAAGTGCAAAAGACTTGGCCATAGCCTTTGAGTATTTGCCAATCTTTTTACTAAAAGACTTGGTGCTATCGTCAGCAGTTGCAAGGCTTCGATTAAATTGATCTACATCCGCAAGCAGATTAAGTTTGAGTGTTCTAACGTCAGCCATTTTTATCCCATTTCTTTATGACTTGACGCTCTACGGATTCTTTCCACCGGGCAGTGATAGTCGGCTGGATCTCTTTCAGTTTCTTAAAGATGCCGTACCCTATGTTCCCGCGACCCGAGGAGTCTGAGCGCTCAGGGAATCGGCTACCACCGTTAGCAAAAGGCGCTGGCCCACCAAACTCAGATCCAAACAACACTTGGCCAGATACCGCGCCGCCACTGAATCGGCCTTTACTGCCACCGATTGTGACGTTTGGAATCTTGTCTTTATTGGCTCGGATTGTGGCTGCTACCTTTTGAGCCTGTGCCGGGTACGGGTTCATGGTGTAACTGCTTTGTAACTCAGTGGCCGACCATGCACTGATTGAAGTGACATCATCTTTTAGGGCTTTTTTTGAGCCCTCGTCCATGTCTCTAAATGCTTTGTAAAGGTTTCGTAAGTCTCTTGAGTCAGGTTGGATCTTGACTGTTGATCTTTCAGTCGCCATGTCCGTTCCTTTCCCGTAT